ATGATAGTGATATTATAAGTTTAAGTGGTGTGCAAAAATATAGTGATGATGTATGTATATTAGGCAAGAGGTTTTATACATTAAAAGAATATAGAAAATCGCCTATGGGTAAACCAAATAATTTTTTTCAAGATTATATGTACGAACCTCAATTAACATGGTCAGTCAATTATGGTTTTAAAATTGCTTTAATTACTTTTAATGAACATAATAAAAGACTAATACCAGTATTAGAAAGAGAACAAAGAAAAGGTAGATCATTTCAGTCTTTTAAAAAATTAGATAAAACATTAGAAATAAATAATAAACAACAATATGTATTTTATAAAAAGTTAGACGAAAATTATGATGTGGAAAATATTACAATACGGTAATTTTATAGCAACAGACTTCTATAAAAAACCTCAAGATATTCAAAAAGAATTAGAACCATATTCGCAACTCTGGAAACCTTACAATCCTAGAAAACATGGTGGTAGAGAAGGATTAAGTATCACTTCACTTGATGGCGGATTTAGTGGTGTTCCTGATTTAGATTCTACTAGAGAATATGAAGAAAAAAATAATACTATTTTAAGCGAGATGATGTTTAATAAAAAAACACAGGCTGCCAATATTATGGAAACTTATATGAAACCATTTGAAGGTTATATTGGTCGATCTCATTTTATTAAAATGGACAAGGGTGGTCATTTTCCTCCTCATAGAGATCAAATGTTGCCTGAAGTAGATACTATGAGATTGTTTATACCAATTAAAAAATGTAATCCACCTGACACATGGTTTATGCTAGAAAGAGAACCTTTATATTTTGACCATGGTAGGGCATACTTTATAAATACTTGTATAGAGCATACATTGTTTTCATGTTATCCGTCTTTATTTGCAGTATTTAATATAAAGATAAATGATGAAACAATAAAGACGCTTTTAGCAAATATGCAAAGGAAAGTTTAAATATGGCATGGCAAGTAAAAATTAGATACACAGGAGCGCCTGCTGATGAATCGGTATTAAAAGTGGGTGATGGCACATTAGGTAGTGATTTACAAACATTATTTAATGACAATGTTGTAGCTGGTAATATTTTAAATCAATCAAGAGAAGTTGTTGACGCTACGACTAAAATAGACACTATAATTTATAAAGATCAAACTGCTTATGATAACTACAGATCAGGCATTGATGGTATTATAAATGGTGATGATACGAAATATAGTAATCAAACCGTAGAAGTTCTTGAACAAAAAGAAGTTAGTTGGCCTTAAAAGTTAAAGTGTAGTCTTTATTAACTAATTTAAATCCTTCACTTTTACACAATTTACTAACCTCTTCTCTTATAAAACCTCTATAACAAAAATATTTTTTAGTTTTGTGTAGTATTGGCAAGATATTATCAATGTCATATTCTTCAAACACATTCATTAATAAAACAATATCGTACTTTGGTAACATCCATTCTTGATTTAAATTTTTACCTTTTGAAAAATCACTAAACTTAAATATACAATTGTTATAATACCTATTTAATTTTTGTGCTTCTGATATTCTAATAAATGAATAATCTAAACCATGAACAACTGAAGCTCCATGATCTAAAAAATATTGAGATTCTAGACCTTCGGCACAACCAGCGTCAAATACAGATTGATCTTTAATTTCATTTTCTAGAAAAGATATACCTTTTAATCTATCTTTAAGTGTTGTTTTATTTTTAAATAACATTTGTACTTGTTAATACTACAGCATATCTATCATTTTTAGAGACATTAAAAACAGCGTGATCTTTTTTACCATTAGTCCAATAAACAGAACCATCTGCTGGCAAGTGAGTGTAGTGTAAGTCATCATTATCTTTGAAACCACTTATACATTCATCATCTGTAAATATTGGTATGATAAGTCTAGAATATTCACTTGGTGTTTCATCTTTATGCCATGGTATAGTAGTGCCTGCCAATAGTTTAGTTAATCTTACTCTATAAACTTTACCTAATTGTTTTCTTAAATGAGATAATGCTTCATCATATCTATCAATATCAATATTAAAATTTAACTCATTTAATTCAATACAAAATTTATCATAATTATCTTCTAACATTTTGTATTCGTCCATTAAGTTTTGTTTTCTATTGTTTCTCATCATAGACTTTATATAAATTTCACTCATTCTGTCTTTAACACCATTTTCATAATCACATTTCTGTAAATAATGAAATTGAACACCACAATGATTTTGTTCTTTTGACTTGTTTGAATATGAATAAGAATTTAATACACTATTCTTGTCATCAAAAGGTGATTTAAAATCTACATTACTAACTATTATATCTTTAAAAATATTAATGTCAACCGTGGTATCTAACTTTTTGTAAAATTTATCCATTTAAACTATCTAACTCCTTTTTATAGTATTCAAAGAAAGGTGCAATCTTAAAGTTATCTGTTAGTATACCTCTTCTTTTACTACCCGAATCTGGTACGCCATCATCATCAACTGACCAATCAGTTAATTTACCTAAAAGTATTCCGTTTGGAGTATTCATTTTATATATCACACTTCTTGTTTCACAATAACCATTTACATTAGGTTGAAATACTAGATCATCTAGTTCGCCTGATATTGTGTCATTTGATTTAAATAAATCTTTAGCTATATCTGCTAGTTCAGACAATGAAAATGTTTTTGTCTTCATATAATTACCCATTTGACCAATTGACTTTAATCTTAACATTACAGGAAATTTTACAGGACTAAATCGTCTGTTATATTTCATAGCCATTTCTATTATATAATCTAACAAAGGTTTTAAAACTTTTATATTAGAAGGATCAACAATCACATTAACATGAGGTAATAAATTATATTTAAAACAATTCTCTAAAGCTTGCATTTTTTGTTTTGCATATTTACCATTATCAAACACCTTATACATCTCATCATCTAAACCACCATTCATACTTAAACCTAACATATTTAATCCAGCCTCTTTTAATTGTTTAACATAAGGTTCTCTTCTTAATGTTAAACCGTTTGTGAGTAGTGATGGTCTATGACCATTTTTTCTAGCGATAGATATTAATTTTGGTAAGTTTTTATTAAGTGTTGGCTCAGCACCTATAAATCTAATATCGCAACGACCTTTTAATCGTTTCATAGTGTCTTCAAATCTGTCTATATCAACATCTGGATATTTTGGGTTATTTAACATATCACCTAAATAACAATTAGAACATTTTAATTGACACATATAAGTGGTTTGTATAGATATGGTCTTGAAAGTGTTATTTTCGGGCTCAAGTTCGTAATAATGCATTGTCTATTCCTAATATTTTCGTATAAACTATTTATATAAGTCTTATAAATAGTAATAAGTTGAAAAGAATATGGAGAAAAAATGACGATTTCGATAGATGGAAAAGAATATGACGAAAAGAAATTTAGTCCAGAATTGCAGAATTACATAGTTTCTAGACAGGAATTACAAGCAAGTAGGACAAGATTGAATTTAGAGATTGAGAAATGTGATGTTCTTACAGATTATTATAATAAGAAAATTGTAGAGTTATTAAAAAAAGAGACAAAGTAAATGGCCGCTATAGCAAATCTAACGATAGACCAAGGTGCTACTTTCACCTCGGATGTTACCGTTAAAGACGCCAACGCAAACGCATTTAATCTCACAGGTTATACAGCAGCTGCGAAAATGGCAAAAGGATATCAATCCACAAAGACTAGAACAACTATAACAACAACTATTTCAGACGCTGCTTCTGGACAGGTTACTTTATCATTAACTCCTACTCAAACTTCGGCTTTAGACGCAGAAAGATATGTCTATGACCTTGAAATTACTAAAACTGACTCTGGTGCAGTAACCAGAGTTATTGAAGGTATTATATCTGTAAGACCACAGGTTACAACTTAAATTTAATATAAATATACAGAGGAGAGAGCAAAATGGCAGATATCACAGCAACTATTAATCCACAAACAAGTGCTGGTCCTCAAAAGGTATCGGTAACTCTGCCGGCAGCCGCAGCTGCTCAAAATAGTTCTCTTTCATTAAAATTATTAGGTGATGTTGATACTACAACTCTTGATGATGGTGCATTATTACAATATCGTGCTAGTGACCAAAAATTTGTCACCAGAACGGAGATAATAACTACAACAGGAAGCTTAGTCTTCAATTGTGGACAATTTTAAGGATAACAAATGGCAACCGTAATACAGATAAAAAGATCATCAGGAACAACTTCGCCATCAACGCTAAAATTAGGTGAACAAGCTTACACATATGGAACAGGTAGTCAAGCAAATGGCGGTGATAGATTATATCTAGGTACAGGCGGTGTAGATGGTAATGGAGACGCATTATCAATTGATATAATTGGTGGTAAATATTTTACTGCTTTATTAGATCATACTCACGGTCAACTTACAGCAAGTTCAGCAATAATAACAGATTCAAATAGTGCTATTGATACATTATCAATAGGTAATAATGCCTCAACTGG